CAATCTTCCCACATGATGTACTGAAGGGTGTTATCAACCACTACGGTATGGACTTGAGCAAGGTTGACACTGACCACATTGTGGCACAGTGGGACGCTTTGCCAAACTACGTAGGTGAAGCAAGTATTCTACCATTGGTAGACGTTAGCGGTTCTATGTCCTGCCCAGCAGGTAAGAACAGTAACGTGACTTGCATGGACGTTTCAGTTAGCCTTGGCTTGTACTTGGCTGACAAGAACAAGGGTGTGTTCAAGGACACATTCCTTACATTCAGTGATAAGCCTGCACTGATGACCCTAAAGGGTAACGTAGTCCAAAAGGCTGCACAAATGGTTAAGAGTGATTGGGGGATGAGTACTAATCTACACGCTGCCTTCACTAAGATCCTTGACGTGGCTGTCAAGGGTAATGCACCACAAAGCGATATGCCAGCAATGGTGTTGATCCTGAGTGACATGCAGTTTAACCAATGTGTCAATCACGATGACAGTGCAATGGCGATGATCGAACGCAAGTTCGAAGCAGCCGGATACACATGTCCAAAGGTTGTTTTCTGGAACCTAAACGCAAGTGATAACGTTCCAGTTAAGGCAGACAAGAGTGGTGCCGCTCTTGTTAGTGGATTTAGTCCAGCCATCATGGCTAGCTTGCTAGGCGCTGATGTGGATCAATTCACTCCAGAAGGTATCATGCTGAAGACTGTAATGGTTCCACGCTACGATATCTAAAAAAACTAATGTTTTGAATAGCACCTTCGGGTGCTATTTTTTTAGGTTGGCAAAACCAAAATTTAATGTTAAAATAACGACATGTATAAAGTAATAGGAAAAGAAGAAACCTTCAAGGTGCTTACACTGGCTGAGGCAATGAATGTTGCAAAGTCTATGAATGAATTTGTAGTTATCAAAGGTAAAGATTTTGAAGTATGTGGTATCTTTGGTGTTGATGAAGTAACTGATCCTACCTACGATGGTTGGATATCGAGAAAACAAGGAGTCTAATATGCCGTGGATTGAAAATGTAGCAGCCGCTGATATACCTACTAGGTTCCATCACGAGGCCGGAGAGAACAGTATGCTGATCAGTATTGTTGATCCGGCAAGTTGGCGCCCCACGCCTGCCCACAAGTTCAAAGAACAACATAACTTTGAATTCTTGGATATTGAAGAAAAAGATTTTGCCCTAGATGAAGCAATGCGTTGTAGTCATGAGCAGGCCGCAGAACTTGTTCGTCTATTGCAACACGCTTTGGACAACCGTATGAATGTGGTTGTTCATTGCTACGCAGGTATTTGTCGATCGGGTGCGGTCTGTGAGGTTGGTGTCATGATGGGTTTTGAAGATACTAATCGTTTCCGCAGTCCAAATCTTTTGGTTAAACACCGTATGATGAAGGCATTGGGTTGGACTTATGATCCGGACGAAAAGCCTAATATTGATGATTGGCGGACTTTTAAATCAGTTGACTAATTGCTCGTTCGGTGTTATAATATAACTTACACTAAACAGGAGCAAACATGGATTACCTTGTAGAAGCACATAGTAAGCAGAAGAAGCAATTTATTGAGGCTATTCTCCCTTCTATGATCGATCAACTTGGACTAACTAATACTAGAAAATCTTTGGTTATTAGATTGGAAAAAGATTGCGAACAAATGGGCTATACTGTTCCTGTTGACATTTTAGATAGTTATGTGGTGGTTATCAAACCCTCTATGTCTATCAAATCAATTGGTATTACATTGGCGCATGAAATGGTTCATGTGCGGCAAATGGCCAAAGGTATTCTTAAAATTAAGAATGGTGTTAATTATTGGTGTGGCAAACGGTATACCAAACGAACTAAGTATTTGGATCAACCTTGGGAACAAGATGCGTTTGCTAGGCAAGAGTTAGTTTTTAGAAAAGCAATTACTGAATAAAGGAACATCATCATGGCTGGCAAAGCAAAATCAATCTATCTCACAATCTTGCCTAAGGGCAAACATATGAGCGTATTTAAAAAGGTATTCTTTGAGGCTAAGTCTTATAATGAATATGTCAAGACAGATGAATTCAAGGCCAAATGGCCTGCAGAAGAATTTGATATTGTAAAAGAAACTTATTAAAGAAAGGAGGCGAATATGCCTAGTGTATTCTTAGTAAGCGACACGCACTTTGGACACATGGGTGTTTGCCGCTTTACTCGTAACGATGGAGTTACAAAATTACGACCGTATGAAAGTCCCGAAGAAATGGACGAAGATATGATCGCACGTTGGAACTCTAAGGTCAAGCCCACTGACAAGGTCTATCACTTAGGTGATGTTGTTATTAACCGCAAGGCATTAAAGACATTAGCCCGCTTAAACGGCGACAAGGTGTTAATCCGTGGCAACCATGACATCTTCCGTGATGATGAATATCGTGAATACTTCCGTGAATTACGTGCCTACCATGTGATGAACGGAATGATCTTAAGCCATATTCCATTACATAGTGATTCAATGGGTCGCTTTGGTGTTAACATTCACGGACATACTCATGCTAACCGTGTGAAGAAGGCTCGTGGCGTTGATGCACGTACAGGAGAAATCTTATACAGTGATGAAAACGATGTTCGTTATCATTGTGTCTGCGTTGAGCAAACTGATTTTGCTCCTATCTTATTCGAAGACGTCGTTGCACGTATTGAAGCAGAAGGTGGATCAGTTGGTTTTAAAAACGGCAACGGTCCAACAATGTAACAAACAGATTGCATTTATTTTGTTTGACTTTTGTAATTTTTTTCTGTACAATAGTATTTTATTGAAAGTATATAATGTCTATTGAACAGAAACTCAAAGAAGCATTTCGATTATTAAAAGAAGTGGTAGATGAAACTAAAGTTAATCTAATTGACAATTACAGTTATAGAGAATACACGACGACAGAAATTCTTAGAAGTTATCTTCCCAGCATCAAAAAAACAATTGGTAGAACCGGTGATGACGCTAACGCAGTTGATCAAGATTATCATCATATAGAACAAAAGTCTGGAACTAAAAAAGGCAAGACGTTGACAATGGCCATGTTTCCTGAGATGATGTTTGACAAACAAAATGATCCAGCCCGTCGAGCATATATCTATAAGTATGATGGTCTGAGTCTTAGTTTTTTTGAATATTATAATCCTTATCCAACTGCTGTGGTATTTGTGCCTAAAGATCACGTAACAAAAATTCATCCGCTTTTTAAGAAAAAACAAGATGAAAAAATAACACATTTTGCTAAACAATTGGCAGAAGGTAAAAATATTGGACGTGATGCTATCTCTGTTGGTCTACAAGAAATTGTAGACGCAGTGGGGGCAGAAAATTTAATTTGTTGGCTGAACGGGGAACAAATTTCATCAATTGAATTTTTCTATAAATTAAATAATAAACAAGTTAAAATTAACAATGACAACATATAAAGTTTATAATCAATCGTGCATTGAAGGAATGCAACAACATGTTGCAGATAATTCAGTAGACCTTGTGTTTACAGATCCACCATATGGTATTGACGGTGACGGATTGGATGTGCATTATCACAGAGACGAATCCAAAGTAGTTCCTGGATATATTGATGTACCACTGAATCAGTACGCTCAATTTAGTAGTGACTGGATCAACGAGTGCGCCAGAGTACTACGTCCAGGCGGCAGTATGTACATTGTCAGCGGTTATAGTAATCTACATCATATCTTAAATGCTCTACATGCCACCGAACTAGAAGAAGTCAATCATATCATTGCCAAATACAGTTTTGGTGTTAGTACTAAGAATAAATTTGTCAGCAGTCACTATCATGTGCTGTTTTGGGCCAAGCCGGACAAGGGCCGACAGAAGCGCACATTCAACAGCAATTACAAGTATACTGATCAGAAAGACAGTTATCATGATCGATTGACTGTGCAAGACATGCCCAGGGCACACAATCCAGGACAGACTAAAAATAAGAATCAATTGAACGAAGATTTTATTGAAAAATTTATTATGTACTCAAGCAATAGAGGCGACACTGTGTTAGATTGTTTTGGGGGTGGACTAACCACTGGCAGAACAGCATTGAGATGGGGCCGAAATTTTATTGGATTCGAAATGAATAAAAATGCGTATGATGCGTTTGTTCCTACATTAGACACCGTAGAACCATTGTTGGATCCAATTCCAGTTAGCCCTGATTCAAAAGAATTAGCCAAAAGAGAAAAAATGCGCGAAGGCTGGCGCAAAGACAGAGCCAAAAAAAAGTTATTGAATAATGTGTCGTTAGAAGAAAAATGATGAAATCAAAATGTTATCAACTCATAGGAGTCCCGGGCAGTGGAAAATCTACCTGGATTTCTAATCAAGACTGGGCATTAGGGTTAACTGTAGTCTCTACAGATATGTGGGTAGAAATTTATGCTAAAGAACAAGGTAAAACTTATTCCGAAGTGTTTACAGATTATATGCCCACAGCAGTTGACCTAATGGCAAAACAAGTTGTATTTGCTCGTGAGCATGACCATACTATAATTTGGGATCAAACTAGTACTACTATAGCAAGTCGTGCTAAGAAGTTTCGTATGTTGCCCGACTATGAGCACATTGCAGTAGTGTTTCGTACACCAGAACGTAGTGAGTTGGATGTACGTTTATCAAGCCGGCCTGGTAAACATATTCCTAAAAATGTTGTTGACGCAATGATCGACGGATGGGAAGAACCCTCTGAAGAAGAAGGCTTCACAGAAATTTGGTATGCAAGTTAAAAAGGACCTTCGGGTCCTTTTTTATTGGTTATAACATTTAACGATTAAATATTACTATGAGCTCTTTAGATTTTTATCGCAAACTTATTAAACCTATTCGAAACTCCTATATCGATAATCTAATCAACACAATCGATTCTGCAGTATACAGTCCCTATGACAAAGAACTAACCTGGGATGAAAGAATAGCACCTATTAGCACTTTAAAACACAAGTTCTTAGATTGGTCCAAAGATTGGGTAACAGGTCTGGATCAGTTTCCATACATGTATGTTATGAACGGCAATACCGATAGCCTTAATACTATTTTTTCAAACACTCAAGATGGCATGAGTTGGCAAAAAGGAGACTACAGTTATTATAACTATTGGCATACTATACAACGTAAATCTTATAAAGAGTTAACTGCACCTGAAGCAGTATCTAATGTAGTAGTATCGTGGCCAGGATACTCATGGGGCAATCGAGACCAACTAGAGTTTGCTAAACAATGTAATGCCAACACAATGCATTTAGATTGTGCATACCTCGGTTTGGTAAAACCAGACTGTATAGATGCTGGCATATTTGATACTGCTAGTTTTAGTTTTAGTAAAACGTTATCTATTCCTTATAATAGAATTAGTTTACTCTTTTCAAAAAAAGAAATACCTAGCCTTGTCATAATGAACAAACTAGGATACGTGAACTTATCCGGTGTGAAACTTGCAACACACCTACTGAATAATATTGCTCCTACATACTGGTGGGACACATATAGTTCAAAATTAGATGGCTTATGTCTTAAAAATAATCTAAGAAAGACTGATTGTATTTTGTTCGCATACAACGGCGATCAG